TGGACGCATGGTAGCCACCCGCGAGAGATATGGCATCGCCTATCTGGAGGTTATCCGCAACCTAGCAAATGAAGTTGTCGAAATTGTCAACATCCGCAAACCCGGCAGCATATTCCAGACAACAGAACAAGACGAATATGTGGATGTTCCCTATTATTACAAAGGTGAAATCACCAATCGCAAGCGCAGATTCAGAAAGTTCAAGCAAGTGGTCGGCGCGGAAGTTTTGTATTTCAAGGAGTTCGGCGATCCGCGCATCATGGACAGGCGCAACGGGCGCTATGTGACGGAATTGGAGCTTGAAAATCAGGCCAACGAACTGCTGGACTTCCCCATCGGCGACCAGCCATACGGCGAGGTACGCTGGATCGGTCAGATCATGGGCGTAGACGGCGCACACCAGGCGGAAAAGCTGAACAACAATTATTTCCAGAATGGGCGCCATACGCCGCTGATGATTATGATTCAGGGCGGCACGATGTCGGAAGAAAGCTACACCAAGCTGCAAGGGTATATGGAGGAAATCAAGGGCGAGGCCGGACAGCACGCCTTCCTTGTGGTGGAGTTTGAAAACACCGATACCGCAGCGGCCTTTGAGGAAACGAAAAACCCCACAGTGCAGGTGAAAGACCTTTCGCCCATGCTTCAGAAGGACGAGCTGTTTCAAGGCTATCTCGACAACGTGCGCAAGAAATGTCAATCTGCTTTCCAGCTGCCCGATCTCTATGTAGGTTACTGCACGGACTTCAACCGCGCAACGGCACAGACGGCAATGGAAATCACTGAAAAACAGGTGTTTATCCCATACCGAAACGAGCTTTCGTGGTTGATTAACCGCAGGCTTTTTGCTGAGTATCAGTTCAAGTACTGCGAGGTACGGTTCCGCGCCCCGGACGTAACCAACCCGGACGATCAGGCGAAGATACTGAACGTTGCCGAGCGCGCCGGCGGCGTAACGCCCAACGATGCACGCCAGATCGCCGCAAAGATGACCGGCGCAACTGCCGAGAACTACGAGGGCGATTGGGGCAACGTACCACTGGTATACACCAAAGCCCTTCAGGAAAAGGCGAATCAGAGTTTGTCCGAAAATGTGCTCAACCAGCTGGATGAACGCATACAGAAAGCCGCCGTCCACGACAGCGAGGAGCTTGTTGCCGTTATGAAGCAAGTTCGCAGGCTGCTTGTGGATATGGGCAAACAAAAGGGTGATGCAGATGTGCGTTGATTGCTCTCAACTGATTAAAGCCATAGACGCCTATATCCTGAAGCAAAAAGATGATCTGGAGGATGCGCTCGATCAGGAAGGTTATCTGGAGGCCTCCGAAAGCACAGACGCCGCCCAGCGCTTTGAGGACGAGCTTGTCGATGTAATGAACGCCGACACGCAGAACGTGGCCGATCAGCTTGAAAAGGCGGACAGTCCGGAGGACTTCGTGGCTGATACATGGGAAACGATTCAGGAGGCATCTGCGCTGGCAGAAGACATCCGGGATGTGTTTGAAAACGGCTTGACCGAGCTGATTCCAAAGCTGGTTGAGGCATATTTGCAGGAGACGGACATGTATCTGGTTGCGGATGTGATCAGCCAGAGAACCACAGATTGGATTGCAAATTGGAGTTATAACCTCGGCCAGATGATGAAGCTGACCAGCCACACCGGGCTTGAAAGCATCCTGACCGACGCCGTAGGCAACGGAAAAAGCGTCTACGAGGCCGCAGACGAGATCATGGACAAGGGCATCCGCTCCAATTACTCCCGCGCCAGATCCACCGCATTGACGGAGATGCTGACCGCCCACTCCGTAGCCAGAAATGAGGGGCTCATGCAAAGCCCGGCAGTGGAAGATAAGGAATGGCGGCATTCCGGCGGGCGCAGAAACAAGGTTCGCAAAAACCATGTAGCGATGGATGGAACGGTTGTTCCGAAGGACAAAAAGTTTGAACTGCGCGGCGCGGACGGCGTGATGTATCATCCCGAATATCCAAGAGACCCCATCCTGCCGCCATCCGAGCGCGTAAATTGCCACTGCCTGCATCGCGGCATCGTGAACAGCGATATTCTGGGATTGAGCCTTGACGAGCGCCGCAAACTGCAGCAACAAGCCATAGACGCAGATGATCGCCGCTGGGCTGAGGAACTGGACGATAAAAACCGTCAAAAAGCCGGAATTGAACCCGCTGGAAAAAGTGCAAACAGCTGGTTTCCAAACGGAAATCGTGGTATAATGGAGATAACGAAAACGGCTCAAAGATTCGACATAATTGCAGAGCCAAATGACGTGATTGATGTTGTCTACAAAAAAGGTGGCGTAAGCCGCGCTATCTACGACGAGGAAGGTAGAATCGTTCTTCGTATAGATAACAACGATCATGGAAATTCGCGCAATCATCCGTTTGGCAACGGCGGAGCGCATTATCTGCTGGCTATCTATGACAAAGACGGTAACTTTGTAAAGTGGTCAAAAAACATGTCGCTCACCGCTAAGATGCGCCGTTGTTGTGCGGACATTCTCGAAGATACCCACGTTGGTTCGATTAAAGGAGCGGATACCATGCTTTATACTTATGAGGAGTTCATAGAGGCAATGGATGTCTACTATGAGGAGGTTATTTTTGATTATCAGGGAGTGCGTTATATAATCTCCATGAGCATCAAACCAGACCCCCAAAAAGGCCTTTGGGGTTGTTTTGGCACTGACGGCTACGAGGTCTACGCCAATAATGCAGAGGAAATGCTGGACGCCGTTGTGATCGACGGCGAAAAGCTGCGCAATCTGCTGGACAAAATTGAATAACCCTTAAAGGCTGCGATTCATTCAGGATCGCAGCCTGATTCATTCCGATAAATCAAGCGCTGACAAACGGCATAACGCCTCACGTCGGCGCTTTTTTTATACCCATTTTTGGCAATCACACCGAAAGGAGGCAGGCGAGTGGTGGTTGGTCACATTATCAGATTCCATCAAGCAAAGAAGGAGGTGAACAAGCGATGAGCAACGTTGCCAAGTCCATTGAGATTACGGACGCCAAGATTCAGTTTGTTTCGCTGGTCGATAAGGCCGCAAACAAGAAGAAATTCCTGATCGCCAAGCAGGAAGACGGCGCCGCCCAATTCCAGACCTTCGGCAAGATCATCAAGGCGGACAGCGAAAAGCACCATGTTACCGGCATCGTATATGAGCCGATGGTTGCCGACGCGCATGACAATTTCATGACCGAAGCCGAGATCGAAAAAGCCGCGCACTGGTTTTTGAAGAATGGCGACAAGATCGACATTCAGCACTCCTTTGAAGAAGCAAAGGGTGTTTCGGTGGTGGAAAGCTCCGTCACCAAAGCCGATTGTACCATTGAGGGAGAAGAAATCAGGAAGGGCACCTGGATTATGACCGTTGAGATCACCGATGAAGACATCTGGAAAAGCGTCGAAAACGGCGATATTACCGGCCTTTCTATGGGTGGCGTCGGCAAGTATGCCGCAGAGGAAACCGAGCTTGAAAAAGGCGCACAGAAGCCGCAGGAAACACATACAGCCGAATCCGCCGGTGAAAAAACCGGCCTGATGAAGCGCCTTGCCAAGATGCTGGGCATTGAAATGATCGAGAAGGGTGAAGTGATGGACCTTTACAACAAAAGGAACATCAACGAGCGTTTCTGGACGGCCATTTACGCCCTGCGCGACGTGCTTTTCGAGTGGGATTACTATTCCTGCACCGAAAAGTGGGAAAGCGACGAAGAAAAGGTTCGCGAAGCTCTGGAGGATTTCTCCACCATCATTTCTGAGCTTCTGAAAAGCGGCGAATCCATTACCAAGACGCTCAGCGAGGGCGCAAAGAACGGCATGGATGTATTCAGCAAGCCCGATTCCGCTGAAAGCGGCATCGAAAAGGCCGGAAAGAAGATGTCCGCCGCCAATAAAGCCCGTCTGACGGAGATCAGCCAAAGCCTGAGCGACTTTATCAAGGATTTTGACGATCCCGAACCCGAAGACAATCCCGACAACGATAACAACGATGAGGAGGACGACGACATGAAAAAGGAAGACATCCAGAAGATGATCGACGAGAGCATTGAAAAGGCTCTCAAGCCGGTTGAGAAGGCCGAGAACCCGCAAACTCCCCCGGCTGCCGAAGCCAAGCCTGAGCTGACCGCCGAATCCGTTCAGAAGATGATCGAAGAAGCAGTTGCAAAGGCACTTCAGCCCGCCGAGCCCGTTCAGGAAATCGAAAAGACCGAAGAAGGTCCTCTCGATGAAGAGCGCGTTTCCAAGATGATCGAAACCGCCATTTCCGAAGTCCTGAAAGCCCGCGGCGTTCCCAGCCAGATCAACACCGAAAAGCCTGTTGAAAAGCAGGAGCAGCACTATCTCCACGGCATTCTGTAAGAAATAAGGAGGAAATCGACCATGAATAACGCTCAAATCGTCCGCAAGGCCATTACCACCACCGACCTGAAGGCCGGTGGTTATCTTTTGCCCGAACAGGCCAAGAAGTTCATCCTGCAGACCTTCGAGAAGACCGCTCTGGGCAATCTGATCCGCCATGAGCAGCGCACTTCCCGCGCCGGTGAGCTGGATAAGCTGGGCATCGACAAGCGCATCCTTCGCGCCAAGACCGAGAACGTTGACGACGGCTATCGTGCAAAGCCCAAGCACGACAAGATCGAGTATGCGACCACCGCCGTGCGCCTGCCCTGGGAGATCACCGAAGAAACCCTGCGCGAGAACATCGAGGGTCAGAACTACGAGGAGCTGGTAACTGACCTGATGACCACTCAGCTGGGCATTGACCGCGAAGACCTGCTGGTCAACGGCGACACTGAGACCGCGGAAGACAACGCCGATTACGACTTCCTGAAGGTAAATGACGGCTGGTACAAGCAGGCAAAGGCCGACGGTCATTCCGTGGACTTCTCCGCCGTTGCCGCCGGTGCTATGAGCATCGATGTATTCTACAACATGCTCAAGTCCGTGCCTGATAAGTACAACGACGGCAAGCTGAAGTGGATGATGTCTCCTTCCCGCGCTCAGGCATGGGAGCAGTACCTGCTGAACCAGATGATCACCGCTGGCGGCGCTATCTCCGACAGCATCATGCGCGCCCCTGCCGGCATTGAGATCGTGCGCGTTCCCTCCATGCCTGCCGATTCCATCATGCTGACCAATCCCAAGAACCTGATCTGCGTTGATACTTACAATGTTATCATCCGCAAGACCACTGAGGGCAAGGAAGCTGTGATGCAGGACAAGCGCTTCTACACCGTTCACTTCGATTTCGATGCAGTGATCGAGGAACTCGACGCCATCGCCGTGGGTTACGGTCTGGCCTAATTTCTGGAACAGGAGGATAGACGGATGTTTCACCTGCGTTTGACGCACGGCAAGAGCCATTACAATGGCTTTGTCCGTGCAACTCAGGCGCAGCCCGACGTCTACATTGAGGACGAAGCCGTTGCCAAGCAGTGCATTGACGGCGGCTTTTTCGCCCTCGTAGAAGCCGAGCGTGCCCCTGAAAACTGTAATAATGCAGACGGCGGACAAGATACCGCCGACAAAGAAAACGGCTCTCAGCCGGATTTCAACGCCGATATGAACAGCAACGGCGAATCGGGCGGCGATCCCGAAGACGATCTTGCGGAACTGAACTCCATGACCGTTCCCGAACTCAAAGCGTATGCCGAAAATACCGGCATCGACCTGAAGGGCGCAACCAAGAAAAGCGACATCATTGCCGCGATTATGGCTGCGGAATCCGCGGAGTAAGGAGGATGCGATATGCCTGACAGACCGTGGGTAAATCCGCAGGAGGTGCGCGATTATTCCGATTCCACGGACATCGCCGCCCGAAGCGACGACAAGCTGAAGATCGACATCACGAGAGCCGAGCAGGCGGTGATTGCCTACACCAATAACCGCTTTGATGCGCCGGAATACGCTGAAAAGCTGCCTGAGCCGGTGCGGCTTGCCGTGCTGCTGATCGCTGAACGGTACGCCGTAAAGGCGCGTCAGGCATCTCAGGCATACAAGAGCGAGACGCTTGACGATTGGAGCTATACCGCAAGCGAATCCCCGGACGATTTCGCCGATCTTGATCTGAGCGCACTGCTGGACGAATACAAACTAGGCGCGGCGACGGGTAATATCCGTTTCCGA